ATGGCATCAGTCAACAAAGTCATCATCGTCGGCAACCTCGGTCGCGACCCCGAAATCCGCACCTTCCCATCGGGCGACCAGGTGGCCAACGTCACCATCGCCACCACCGATCGCTGGAAAGATAAGGAAACCAGGGAGGAAAAAAGCGCAACCGAGTGGCACCGCGTCGTGTTCAATGGCCGTCTGGCTGAAATCGCTGGTCAGTACCTGCGCAAGGGCAGCCAGGTCTATGTGGAAGGCAGCCTGCGCACCCGCAAGTGGACCGACCAGGCCACCGGCCAGGAGCGCTATGCCACCGAGATTCGCGCCGACAGCATGCAGATGTTGGGCCAGCGCGGCGAATCGGGGCAAAGCGGTGGCGACGAGGGCTATGGACAGCAGGAGCGCCCAGCAGCACCTGCCCCGGCACCGCGTCAGGCCCAGCGCCCCGCTCCACCACCACGGCAGCAGTTCGAGCATGACGGCAAGAACTCACCAAACGAAGGCCGTCCACGCGCTCCTGGCGGCTTTGATGACATGGACGACGATATTCCATACATCGACCCCATGCGCCGCAGCCTACGTCTGTATTCAGTTATCTAACCCAGGACCGCCCAAGAGGCGGTTTTTTAACGCCATGAACAAAGCAAGCCCATTCCCTACCGCCACTCGCAAAACGCACAAGGTCATGTCGCACATTGACCCCGAGTTGCTCAAGATCGGAAACGATCCTTACACGGGTCAGCGCTCCTCCCCAGAGGGGAAATACGACGCGATCTTCGCGGCAATGAAGCCTGGCCAGAGCATCGAATGCGAACCAAGCGAGGCAGGCTCTCTGCGCAACGCCCTGCACAAATGGCTGCAGGTCCGAAAAAAGAACGATGCCTTTGAAGTCCGCATGCAGACCAGGTATCACAAGGACGGCCGTGGCCGCGTCTGGTTGCTCGCCAAGGAGCAGAAGCTCAAACGGGCGGCCTGATGCCTGCCGACGACACCCTAACCCAGGCGCCCAGCACGAAGCATGGCAACGGAGACGCCCCCTACCCGTGCAGCCAGGCCAAGCAAGCGCCTGGGTCTGCCTGGGCGATCAACTACGGCTACTGCCGGCATTCCCTGGACCAACTCGCGGGCCGGGATGACAGGCGATGCCCGGCGGACTGCCCACACAAGGCGCCCGGGCCCGTCGCGGAGAAATTCATTGAGGTTTACCGCGCTGAGGGAAACGCTGCAGCAGCGGCCTATAGCTGGAGGGCAAGACAAAATGCCAATGCCACAAACGAAACGAGCGCAGATACTGGCCCACATTCAATCCTTGGGTGAGGATGAGTTTGACGGGCCAAGCCTGGCCAATCGGCTGGACATTAAGCTTGTGACGGTCAACGAGTACCTGGGCGTCTTGCACCAAAGGAAGCAGGTGCACATCACTGGATGGCTGCCGAGTGGCAGAACCACGCAACTGAGCACGCGGGTCTATCGCATGGGGTCAGGGGAGGATACGCCCCGGCCAAAGCAGAGCCCGGTGGATCGAAAGGCCTCCAACGCGGCGCACTACCAGCGGTGGCTGCAACGACAGAAGGAAGAGCCGAAGAGCCAATACAACGGCTCTCCGACATCGGTCTTCGACTTAGCGCGTCACCTCTAGCCCAGCGGCACCCGATTCCCATCCTTGGCGACCAGCGCGTTTGTATCGCCCGGCACCAGTTTCACACCCAACAGCGTCTGCACCGCGTCAGTCGATGCCGGGCTACCCAGCCCTTTGCGCACGATCTTGCGCGTCTCTATGAAGTCTTTCAGGGATTCTGCATCAAGCTCGATGCACTGAGGGTAGGCGTTGTCATGTTGGGACCAGTGCGCGCGGATGGCACTGACCATGGTGTCGTAAAGCGTCATAGCGACAAGTCTACCGCCCCCAGTGGGCCCCTATTCACAGCCCGCCCTGAGCGGGCATTTCCATTTCTGGAGCCCAACATGGCTGAAAACAACTCTTCCGCTCCCCTCCTGCCCTGCCCGTTCTGCGGCGGTGATGCAGTATTCAAGCATCGCGACGGTTGGCACAGTGCTAGTTGCGCTGATGCTGTATGCCAAGGACTGCAGCTAATGGGTTTGCACATCAACGAGGCAGCAGCGGCCAGAGCATGGAACGCCCGCGCTCCCCACGCAGTGGCAGCACAGGCAGCGCCCGCAGCAGTGGCGCCAGTGCTGGATAGCGACTGGAGACTCCGCATGCTGGATGGCGCGGCCATCGAGCGCGACGAAATGGGATGCGGCGAGCATCCGGCCCTGCCTACGCTAGAGGACGGCATGAAGCCCAAGCAGTTCTTCGATGCTCTGGGCATCGAGTTGCAGTGCGTCATGGCTGAAGACCAGATGGACATGGATGCCTACGAAGCCATGGTCGAAGTCCCAGACTACAACGCCTGGACTCCAGGTGCCCCAGATGGCGAGGGGTGGAAACAGGTAGCCATTTTCGACACCGAAGACGGGCCAGCATGCTGGTGGATCCGCGAGGCCCCGCCCTCGCCACGGATTCGTCATCCCCGAAACACGACCGCAGCAGTGGCTGCGCCTGAATGGGACAAGGTGCGCCGAGGATTGACGATGCTGATGCTCGGTTTCGCCGGGCGCACCGATTGCACTGAATCAGCGGCGGAAGCGGTCCTTGATGCAGCGACAGAGCCAGGGATGCCGCTCGAAGCATTGCGCGCCGCCCTTGCCGCCACCCCAGCCCTTCCAGCTACCGAGGATTCCTCGGCAGGTGACCTGGCAGAGGTAAAGATTGCAGATGAGATGTGCCGAGAAGAACGCATGATCGTTCTGCAGCGGGATTCTGACGGAACGCCCACCGTGTGGTGTGACCCAGAAATTGCAGACATAGTCAGCGCGCTGAATTCTGGCGGCGTCAAAACTGTCGCTAGTTGTAGTGGGCATGGAGTAAAGCCAGGCGGCATTGCGCTTGCAGATGGCCGCCAACTTCTTTTGCTCGAGTCCCTTGAGGCATTCAACAGCGCAATGAGCGCAATTACCCAGGCAGAGGTGCAGGCCGAGCCGGTGGCGTGGATGCGCAAAACCGACATCACAGAGCTGACGGATAGCGAGCCAGAAACCAATGGATGGACGCCGCTCTATGTAGCACCCCAGGCCCAGCCCGCTGATGCGCTGGATGCAGCACGCTTGATGTTCCTTATGGACGAAACCGACGGGTTTGTCATTGTCGAAAAAGACAAGTACGACTTCGCAATCGAATGCGCTGTCGAGGCTGGGCGTGAAGAGCCAACAGCGGCTGATGAACTCAATGGGGTACGCAGACTTCTTGACGCCGCCATGGCTGCAGCCCAGGAAGGCGGCAAAGCATGAGCGAAGCAATCTACGACGAGCAGATCGCTCCGCTGCTGATGCAAGCCGGAAAGCTGTGCGAACAGCACGGCCTTGCGATGGTAGCGGTGGTCGAGTACGGCAAAGAGCAGCGCGGAGAAACGCGCCTACTGCCAGAAGGCTCTGGCCTCGCTATGCACATGCTGTCCATGCTGGCCGCGAGTGGCAACAACATCGACAGCTACCTGATAAAGGTCATCCGCTTTTGCAAGCAGGAAGGCATACCGCTGGACGAGAGCATGTTCCTTCGGCAGTACGGAACCGCCCAGCAGAGGGAGCGCCAGTGATGCGAGCCCTAATCCTCATCGCTATCGCAGGCGCGGCATACAGCCAGCCGATCACCATGCAGAAGTTTCACCACTTCACTGGCCGCGTCGTACCTGGCGCAGTCGCTGCGAGGTGCGAACAGGCTGGCGGCTGCTATGTGCTCACACACAAGGAACTGATGGACGGCCTTCAATCTGCGCATCGCGCGGGGCAAAGATCGGCCCAGGCCAAGAAGGAGGATTGAGATGCCCGAAAAATGCCGACGCGCCAAGGGCGCAACCCTGCAACTCTGTGACGCTGCTGCTCATGCTGTTTCAACAGAAATGGTCCGGCTGCAGAGATTGGTGGACATGGAGACTAAAAAGCGGCGTCAGCAGCTGGCCATAGTGAAGGGCCGAGAGTGGGCTCCATTCAACTATTGCCCCTGGTGCCGCGCCGACATCGACACCCGACCACGCGAGCCCGCCCCCAAGGAAGCACCATGACCAGCGGTCCCAAAGCCAAATTTGCCGATCGCCTTTAAGTGATTTTTCAGCAAACCCTTGGAATCTACCAATGTGTCACTTCATGTAACTGAGGGCTCTTTGAAGGAACCATCATGCCCAACAAACCAATGGCGGAAACCCTTGCCGAAGTCCTACCCCGCGAGATTGAGCGCGTGACAGAGCTGATACCCATTTTTGAGGCGCTCCCAATGGGGTCTATTGCGGTTGAGAGGCTCCGCACCTCCATCAACACAGCGCGAAACGCAATGGGGCGCCGAGATCTCACGGCGATGCTCAAGGCTTTTGCCGATCTGAAAGGCTACAAGGCATGACGGAAAAGACAGAAGCACAGCCCGAAGCGCTGCGGCTGGCGGCATGGCTAAACGAGGGTGCATGGCACCAAATGCGTTTAGGTGATGTGTTAGCTGCTGGGCGCGAGCTCCGCCGCCTGCACGCCGAGATACAGCAGCTCAAGGCCGAGAAGGCCGAAATGGCAAGACTGCATTTCGAGAACTATGAGTTCCAGCGCACGAAAGCCGACAATGCCACTGCAACTGTGTACCAGTTTCACTATGCGATGAAAGATGCTGGCTGGCATCCAGGCCGCACCGACGATGATTTGACGGAAATCATTCGCGCCAAGGGGCGTGAGCTGGCCCAGCTATCAGCGCGACAGGCTGCGCCGGATGGGCCATGGAAGTGCGGCAACGAGTACTTGCCTTATCACCCAGACGCCTCGCATGTTGATCCAGCCTACCGCGACGGCTGGAATGACTGCTATCGGGCCGCCCCTCCTCCACCTGAGCGGGAGCCGCTGACGGATGAGCAGATTGACGAATTGTGCGGTGAGGCCAATCGCGGCATATACGTCGAGCTGGACCAATACCACAAAGCCTTCCGAGACGCGGAGCGCGCACACGGAATAGGAGCCACCAATGATTGAACAGACCCAACTCACCGACGCCCAAATTGACGAAATTTTCAACGCCATGCCTGGCGGCGTGGATGGCTGGCTCAAGTCCTGGGGCTATCGACAGTTTGCCCGGGCAGTGGCCGAGAGGAATGTGGGAGAGGTGTGTAGCTGGTACAGCGGCAACTACGGAGGTTGGCATTCATCCTGCGGCACCGCCTACGTCTTTGAATCAGACGGGCCCATTGAGAACGGCCACAAGTTCTGCCATTGCTGCGGCAAGCGCCTCAAAGTCACCGACACAAAGGACACCAATGACAACCCCTGACCCAAGCCGTGCTGCTTTTGAGCAGTGGTACATCGAAGATGCCCAAAGTTTGAACATCGGCCTCAGAGATTGGACGCGAGAAGAGCTAATGCGCGCTTATCTTGAGCGTCGGCAGAGCGGCCTCTACAGATCGGAAAGCGTGAACTCCGGGTGGAAAGTATGGCAAGCAGCCATGGCCCACAAGGGCGCGGAGTTGGAACAATCGCATGAGGCGCGGCGCCAAGCTCAGACCGAACTGGCTGACATTCAGGAGCTGCGCAAACGCATCGGCCTGGACATCGACCGTGCCCTGCGCGGCGAGGTCAACGAGCGGTCGCCAATCGCTGGCCGGCTCAAGCTGATTGCCGCAGCTGCAGCCCCAAAGCAGGAAGGAAGCACATGAGCAATCTGATTTTCCGGGCTATGACTTTTGCACGGAAGGTGCATGCCCAGCAAGAACGCAAGTACACGGGAGAGCCTTACTTTATCCACCTGGCTGAGGTCGCGGCAATTGTCGCGTCTGCCCTGGCCGTAGATGAGGTCGGTTTTGAAGATGCTGTGGCAACAGCATGGCTCCACGACACAGTCGAGGATTGCGAAATAACCCTTAACGAGATAGAAAACCTGTTCTCCTATCGAGTTGCTCTTGGGGTTTCTGGCCTGACAGATATCGAGACAGGTGCGAACAGAGCCGAGCGGAAAGCAAAGGCCCGACAACGACTCGCAGCCTGCTCGGGATGGATTCAAACCATCAAATGCGCCGATCTCATCAGCAACACATCGAGCATCGTCAAGCACGACCCGAAGTTCGCAAAGGTCTACCTTGAAGAAAAGCGCCTACTGCTGGATGTGATGGACAAGGCTGACCCACGCCTGCGCGAGATGGCGTATCGACAATGCTCGGCGCTACCAAGCTGGGAGTGAGCGATGACCACCAAACGCTCCCGCAAATGGGGTGACAAACGAGCACTCCTCCCCGAACAAGACGAACCCGAGCCCCGCCAATGAGCGGGGTGATTTTTTGGAGGAATGGATATGGCCGAATTTCTGACAAGTCAGGAGCGGCGCGAGTTAACCGGCTTTGCATGGAGAGGAAAGCAGGCCGATTGGCTCCGATCCAAAGGACTGCCATTTAAAACAGATGGCTCAAGATTGATTGTGCTACGCACCCATGTTCACCAATGGCTGGCCGGGAAGAAATTTTCAGGCGGCGGAGGCGTGAATCTTGGCGCTATTAAATAAGGAGGTGCTATGCCCAAACTTGTGAAGTACCCAAGGTTGCGCACACACACGCGCAAAAACAAGAATGGGCGAGTGCGTGTCTACTATTTCTTCAATATGCAATCCGAGGGCGGGAAAGATATTCCCCTAGGCTCAGACTATGACATCGCGCTGAAAAAGTGGAAGGATCTGACGGAAACCGGTGAGCTTAAAACTGGATTGATAGGGCAGGCGCTGGCCAGGTGGAAGCTGGAAGAGTTGCCGCAATATGAGAGCAAGGAGACGGTTCGCGGCTACACCAAAAGCCTGAAGCAACTGGAGCCAGTCTTTGGCGATGCGCAATGGGAAGATGTGGACTTGCCTACCCTCCGGCGCTACCTGGACCTCAGGACAGCGAAGACTCAAGGCAACCGGGAAATGTCCCTGCTCTCTATTGTGTGGCACAAGGCGCTTCTGTGGGGCATGACCAAGTTACCCTGGCCAGCGGAAGGCGTGAGAAATTGGAAAAACGAGGAGAACGCTCGGGAGTTTGAAGTAACACCGGAGCTTTTCAATGCCGTTTACAGGATGGGAGATCAGACGCTAAAGGACTGCATGGACATAGCTTCAGCAACCGCGTTGCGACTAACGGATGCGCGAAATATCCGCTTGCCAGTGAACGGCATCTTGCATCACAAAACCAGCAAAACAGGAAAGCGCTTGGAGTTTGTGGTCGCTGATTCTCCGGTCTTGGCTGCCATCGTAGAAAGACGAATGTCCAGCCCGTCATCCTGTGTGATGCTGCTTTCAACCCCATCGGGTGCTGCTGTGACGTGGCGAATGCTGAGGGATCGGTGGGATGCTGCTAGAGAAGCAGCAGCCTATAGGGCTGAAAAAACAAACAACCCCGCGCTGGCGGCGTTGATCCGGAAGATGTATCTGCGGGATATGCGGAGCTTTGCCAGCGACCTCGCGGGAAGCGTTGATGACGCATCCAGACTACTTCAGCACAGCAGCAAGCGCATCACGGAACGCCACTACCGCACCAAGCCAGAGCGCCTAAAAACTGTCCGATAAGCGTTCCACATAAAACACTGGCATACAGCTAGAAAGCGCTAGTTTTTATGGAACGCATACGCCCGCCAAGCCGCATGGATACTGGAAACGATAGGGGACTCAAAATCCCCCGCCGCAAGGCGTGCCGGTTCGATTCCGGCCCCGGGCACCACACTCAAAGCCGTTAAGTTTAAACAACTTAGCGGCTTTTTCTTTGTCTGGTGTGGAGTGCTGCATGGCTAGGCGTTCGCGGTTGAAACAGGTTGCGCTTGTATAAAAACTATAGCAGCCGACATTCTAACCAGAGGGCAAGCCCCTTGTTACGTTGGTGTTGGGGGGGCTGCCACTGCCTGCTCGTTCACATGCTCCGTATCCAGCCTTCCGGGCAGGCACGCTAGGCCGGAATGTGCCATACGAACTAGCGCGTTGGAACGGCTATGACCGCTTCTGCCGAAGACGGCGTCAAGCCTCTATGCAATGAGCAGCCGATGCGCTGCATGCACCTGGGTGGGTTATAAATGCCCGGCATGGCAGGGTCCATCCAACATTCACTCGCTCCGATGCTCTCCAAAAAGCCCAACCTGCTTGAAGCAGCAGCAGGAAACGTCCTACCAAGCCGTTGAAACGCTCTTGTGGATGAGCGCGTTTCCAAAAACCGGGTTTAGATCTCCAGCTTGCAAAAAACTGAAGTGCGCACCTCTCGCGAGGGGTTAGCTGCCATCGCCACCGTATCGGACAAAATCTGCAACTTGCTTGGCAATTTCCCCGACCGCACTCTCTCTCACTGCCTCAAAGCGAATCAAATTGCTCCGGGAGCAAAATTCTTGGACCACCGGAGGAACCGTATCAAGCACACCTTCACCGCCGAACACATTGCGGTAACGGAGGTTGCTACATTCGACTTTTTCCGCACTCCTCTTGCCAGCAATGACCTTTGACTTCTTGGAGTGGCTATCACGAATGCTCATGCTCCAATTCAAGTCGTATTTCGTAGTCGTATAGTCAAACAGAACGCTTGCGTTCCTTGGAATAAAAAGCAGCGTCGCGAAATCCAACTGCGAGACCGTTTGCGTGCGAACTGCGGGAGCACCTTCGCGTTCACTGAAGCGCAGCCGAGAGAGGCTCAGCGTACGGCTTGCTTGGTCGTCAATACTGATCCATTCATTGAATTTGGGTAGTTCACCAGCCAGCTCGTCCACAAAAGGGTCGTCGCTTTCAGAAGTGACTCGAAGCCTTGTTTCGCGCCGCTCTGCCTCAGCGCCAATAATCTCGGCAAACTCCCCTTTGGCAAACTCGTTGAGCTGCTCCCTGCGCAATGAGGGAGATTGAAAATGCCGTACCACCAATGACCGCAGTTCGGCGTCACCGGTCTCGGCATAAGAGGCCATCACCGCCTTCAGCGCCGATCCTCCCTTGTCCTCCGCCAGTAAACTGGACGCCTGTTTACGCAGTTGTGGCAGCAGCATTTGCGCTTTGTCTGGACTGTCTTCCTTCACAGAGCGGAAGACGCCTGCATAGTCTGCAAATGCCTTCAATTTCCCGTGCAGCGCATTCTGAAATTCAGTTTCTTTTACCTCCGCGATCTGCTTGTCCAGGTTGGGATAAGCGCGCTTTACCCGATCGCTGACATCTCTTTGGAGCACGATGTTACCGGCGATCTGACGTTCGAGTTCTCGCTCCACCTTCTCGGCGCCTGCTTCTGACAGCAAGCCCGTTTGTTTTGCCTGGTCAATATAGAGCCTTCTGTTCAGAAAGTAGGTCTCTGACTCACCAATTTGATTCATCGGCGCAAGCGTTTGCGCGAGAAACTCATTCTGAAAATTGGCCCCTGCGGAGTCCTTGATGCGTTGCGCCGCCTTCTTGACCTGATCAGCTGGCGCAGGGCTGTGATACAGGCTGACCGAATAAAATGCCCCCGCATAAGCTTTACTCTCTACCATACTATCCACATAGCTCGTGGCACAAGCCGACAACAGGGCACTTACTGCCATCACCAATACAAGCTTCTTCAATCGCATACCTAGCCCTTTCAATAGCATTACACATCTTAACAACCATTGAGAAGTGCTGAGAGCCCTTGGAGCATGAATTAAAAAAGCAGCATGGCTGCCAAAGGTCCGCATTCGACCGCCTGGCAGTGGGTCACCGTAAGTAAAGCTGATTCGGGTGGGAGGCATTGCGCTTAGACGCCTAAGGAGCAGTACAAGCGGTATCGTGATCGTCTCCGCTGAGCCGGCGCTCCGTATTGACCTGGCTGCACAGTGCAGCTACTTCTGCATCACGTCGCCTAAGATGGCCTCCGAGTTCTGCGACCACGCCGAGGCCTTGTGCAAGCTGTCGGTCGAGGGCTGCCGCTTTATCTGCAAGATCGCTGCGGGCAGCGGCGTCGGCCTGGGCTTGCGCACGATAAGTGGCGGCTCGGCTGTCGGTGTCGCGGTGCAGGCGCTCAGCGCGGGCAAGCTCAGCGCGCACATCCACATCAATGCCAGTCTTGAAGGCTGCCAGCTGGTCGGCGTTGTAAATCGTATCTTGGGCATGTTTGCTCTCCAGTTGGACGGTATGGGCCTCGTCTTTGCGTGCAGCCTCGGCCCGCGCCGCCAGCGCTCGCATATGGTCTGCATGCAGCTCGGCAACGCGGGCGCTTGTCTACCAGCCTTTGGCGATCCAGCCCGTCGAAAAGGCCAGCGCGGCCATGATGGCCGCCAGCAACAGCTTGATCTGCAAGGTCATAAGCCCTCCTCGCAGATCTCGCCGTTGGCATTGCCGCGGCTTTGCAGGCCAGGCAGCACTACCGACACGCCATGGACCGTGCCGCGGTTCCAGCGCAGGTTTTCTCGGCAGGCACCGGCCACATCACCGGCATTGGCCTTGCGCAGCAAGGTTGATCCCGCCAACGCGGCCTCGCCCTTGTTGTGGATGAAGTCGATAAACACCGCTTGCTGCAGCACCGTGTACCGGTCCCAAAAACGAAAAAGCCGCTTTGCAGCGGCTTCTGATGCCAGGTAGCGGTTTTTTTCCAGTCCATAGCAGTCCACCGGTGAGTAATAGCGCCCGGCCACCACATCGGGCCCGGTGAGGCCATTGCAGACCGTCAGCGGCGCCCCCTTGCCCAGCCGGTCCACATAGGGCTTGCCGATATGGCGGTAACTGCTTTCGTAAAAACTGCCCATGACCAGAGCAATCTTGATGGCATCCGAGGTGCCCGTGTCGGCCGCAACGGCCTGGATATAGGGGTTTTGCGCAGCCATCGTGTGGGCGGCTACTGGGTCGCGCTCAGCCACCACATAGCCGCCACCACCGGCCAGCAGCACACCCAAGGCCATCAAGCCGGTGCGCAGCGCATGGGGCACCCGGCTCATGGCTCCATCCTTGGTGTGTCACTCAGGTGCTGGAAGTCGTCGAGGGTTATGGTCACCAAGGGCTTGCGCGGCGCCAGCCACCCCCAGCGCTCGAAAGCCGGGCGCCAGAGCTTTTTCCAAAACCACTCGCAGATCAACAGCGAGGTGTAGAGCGCCGCCACGATTGAGGCGATCGCGCCCCAGGGTATTGCATTGACCCAGTGCCAGGTCTGGGCACTGGTGTTGACAGTGGCGGCCTGAACCAGCTTGTCCGCCATGTCCGTTTGTGCTGCGGTGGCCAACGTGACCGCACTGGTCGCCTTGGCCATCGGCATGCTGATGTCTGTGCTTTGCATCAGGCCTCCTAGAAATAAAAAGACCCGCCGAAGCGGGTAACGAATAGCTGATAACCCCTAGCTTTATACAAACGGAAGGATTCTTGTAGGGACGCAAAGTGATACTCAGTCTCGGACATTCATTGACTGCAAAGCTTGTGCGATGCTCGACCTAGAGCGCAGGGTCGCTGGCCACAGAAGACGCAAGGCAAACCGATGTTTTCCAAGCTTATCCACAATACTCAAGGCACCTAAGAAGGTTCAATCAGGACCCAATCGATTCAATGAATGCAGGCAGGGAAGATGATAATCACCTCAGAAAATTCCGCCTTGATAAGCGTAAACCAAGAGATTACTTACTCCATCCAAATTACGCGGCAATATCCAGAGCCACCGTTTCCGCCGTTAGAAGAACCTAAACTCACCCCACCACCACCTCCTCCAGTATTATTACTACCTACCCCACCGTTAGTACTAGCATTGCCGCCTACACCACCACCTGGTCCGGATCCGCCGCCGGTATTCACGGATGAGGATCCGCCCCCGCCCCCGCCTGCAAAACCGTCTACACCTGATCCGCCAAGCCCTCCTAACGATCCACCAACCGCAGCCCCACCAAAATAGCCCAACATAGCTCCACCGCCTCCACCGGGAAAACCAGCTCCAGAGAAACCAGGCCCTCCGCCTCCGCCTCCGCCACCACCACCGCCGTTACCACCACTCCCGCCACCGTTACTACCAATGCTTCCCGTGGAAGCTCCGCCACCACCACCTCCACCGCCAGCAGAAGTAGAGCCAAAGTAAGTCGGAGAACCGTTGCTTCCATTGGTGCCTGCTACGGTCGCACCAGCTCCACCGACACCGATGACCACAGAGGTATTTCCGGCCACAGACACAAGCTTTCGCACAACGCCACCACCGCCACCACCGCCACCTGCATTTGCATTCGCGTTACCTTTGCCTCCGCCACCTCCTCCACCAACAAGAAAAATCTCAACCACCCCACCATTATTCAGAAGCTTGTTGCTCGGTATAAATGTGCCGTTTGAGAAAAATTCTTGATAGCGCATTTTCCCACTGCCGCCAATGATCATGTTAGATAAATTTTGCATATGATGTCCTATTACGAGATGGTCAGCGTCCAAGCACCTGGTGCAGTGCAAGAGGCAATAATTCGGCGCGCAGAATCGGAATCGAACAACACGTTATCTGCCACGCCGTTGATGGTGTGCGCCGCGTTCGCACGGCCCAAAGTAAATAGGCTCGCGGCCCAGCCACCTGTGCTGTTGAGCACAATCTGATTTCCCGCGACACCTACGGGTAACGAGCGGCTATATGCGGAACCTGCGGAGAGGGCATACTCCGATCCCACTAGCAGTGGCTGCCCATTGTCTGCAGCTGTGGAGACACGTTGGATCAAGGCCTCCTGAAGACCCACCACAACACCATTGCGCCCGTTAACGGATGCAACGGGACCTGCCTTGATGGCATCCAATGCCTCTCTCACATCATTGACGGCTTCATCTACAGCAACACGGCTGGCATGGGCGTTGCTGGCTGACTGGCTCGCCGCCATGGCGGAGTCCTGCGCCTCCTGCGCTTTGGATTGCGCCCATTGGGAATTGGCATGCACTTGGTCCAGGGCGATGTTAAACGCCACCCGCTGCGGCTCATAAGAAGCCGCCAGCGCAAAGGCCTTGGTGCTGAAGCTGACACGGTCATCCGTGGGCTGTGGCGCAGGGGGATAGGCGGGAATGGGGGTTGGAACGACTAAAGGCATCACACCTCCTCAAGTTGAATTGCAAACATCGAGTAGTCGTGGTACTCGATCGCGACGGACCAATCCTTGGCAATCCCAAACACGTTCAGGGCCTCAATGTCTTGAGAGCCGAGAAACAGGATGGGCTTGGCCCGGTTTTTGGTCATATAGTTTTTGATGGCCATGATTTCCGTGCGCCGGATGGGCACAGACATATCTGCCCATCCGATGTAGGTGCGCTCAACCAGCACGCGGTTGCCGAACTCATCGAGCTCCTTGCGGGAAAAGTCCTGGATGCCCACCGAGGCACCGATCTCGACACCCAGGCCCCACTCCTTGGCATTGCCCAGAATCAGGTTCCCGACCTCCATGCCAGTCGTACCGACGAAGTCCACCAGCACATCCGCTTGCGGGAATGCCGGCAGCCCGGTAAAGAGCCCCAGCACACCTGTTGGCGTCCACTCGCCAAAGTGCCATTCCCACCAATCGGCAGTCTCTGGCGCAAGGCCGACCGTGAGCGCCTTGTCATAGACAGTGCCGTAAGTCGGGTCCAACACACGCACCCGCACGGAATGCACGTCGGCCATACCTATGGCACACACCGCATCCACCGCGCGTCCAAATCGGAACCGGTAGGATGCCGTCGCATTGAACTTGGAGCTCTGCGACGTGCGCCCATTAAAAAGGGCCCACGTATTGGTGGGCCCGACCTTGATCCAGAGCGTTGGGTTGTCCGGCGGCGGAATGCTGTCGTTGACATCGGCACCGGCCTGGTAGACGAGGTGCTGGTAGCGCACCCTGGCCCCTCTGGGCCAGGCCCCCGCCACCCAGACAGCCGCCGTGTCCTCCACAGGCGGCTGCGCAACGATCACGCCATCGCTGATCTCCAGCGGGCTGACGGTTCTCAATCCTGTCATGCGTTTTCCTCCTGTTTTCGCGTTGCAGGCATTCCATCGGCGTCCCACATGCGCAGCGTCTTGTTGAGTTGCTGCACCGCCGGCACCACCACCGTCGCCTCGGCCTTGCGGTTGGCGTCATGGTTGTCCAGCGACAAGCGCAGGGCCCGCACTTCCGCCACCAGGACCGGGTTGTCACTCGATGCCTGCAGCGCGCTCAGCAAAGCGGTGTTGCCACTCGCCTGAACCACACGCCCGGCAGTGGCAGCGCCCACCTCTGCGGTTTTCACATCGCCGATATCGACGCCGTATTTATGGGCGAGGAAGTTTCTCGTGTCCGCCAGCGATGCCAGCCAGGCTGACTGCTTGAGCAAGACATCGGCCTGGGACGTTGCACTGGCTTTTGCAAGCGCTTCCAGTGCCTGGATGATCGAGGGCAGCTCGTCAGCCGCGTCCTGATTGCCAGATCGGGCCTGGGCCGTCTTGATGGCAAAAAGAGACTCGTAGTAAGCCGCTCCCTGGTCCGGGCCAGAGCCCAGCAACTGCCCGCGCAGCCGCTTCATTTCATTGGCCATGGCGTCAATGGTTTTGGACCACTGGTCAGCCAGCTTCTTGGCAGCATCAGCCGCGGAGTTGGCAGCCTTGGCGGACGAGTCGTATGAGCTACCCAGATTGGATACGCCTCCCTGGTAGCTGCGCATCTTGGGAACGCTCACGCCAATCGAGTTGCCCAACGATTTGACCGAGACCTTGAGCTTCTCCATGCCCTCCACGAACTCGGTGCTGGTGAGCAACGTGTTCAACGCCTGGATCGCCGCATTGGCATTGGAAATCATGTTGTCTATGGCTGCACCACTTACCGCATCCGCCACATTGGCTCCAGTAAGTGCCGCAGTCAGCATCGGCGTGATCATCCCATCGATCATGGACGACAGAATGGTGTTGATCGCCTGTTCGTACACGGCCTGTTCAAAGCCTGCCGAGATTTGGTTGGCCAACCAGCTGCCGGCTTCTGCACCCCTTCCCTCGTTGATCTCATTGATGAATCCATCAACCAGGCCGTCCATGGACAGCCCCAACGTCGACAGCGTCTCCTCACGGATCTGCTGAATCTCTTGCAGCTTCGCGGCAAGCGCGTTAGTTCCGTCTTCCAAGCTGGCAGTGACGGCATCAACCCCATTGGCAAAGTCATCCGCAAACTGCAACAGCCAGGCGAGCAGCTCCTCGTCCCTGTCAGCGATGGCTTTGTCTACCAGGGCGCGGTATTTCTTCTTCGCATCGACATCGCCGACACGCAGATCCAGCCCGCGCTCTTCCATACCATCATTGGCCACCTTGCTCGCACGGCTACGTTTCTCGTCATCGCTGTAATACAGATCGTAATAAGTGCTTGCGGCCTGTGTCAGCGCATCCATGCTGCCGACTGCATCCACCAGCTTGCTGGCCCAGTCACCAGCCGAAAGCGAGCCTTCGAGCAATGTGGAGCCAAACAGCTCAAAGATCTGATTGACACCCACCAGGCTGGAGGACATGCGGGTCAAGGCATCCACGGCCTTCTCACCTGTGCGCACATACTCGCTCATCACGAAGATCTGCTCAGTGACCGTCTCCGTCACCAGGCGGCCGACACGAGCCCATTGCTCGGTGTCACTGTCGCCAGCAACTTGCACGTTGTCCCATACCATGCGGGTCACTTCGCGCGTCTGCTCCTGCCAGCTGCCGAGCACACTGCGTGCCAACTCCTCATTGGCTTGCGCGAGCGCCTGCTGAATCTTGGCCGATGCTTCCTCCTGCGACAAACCCGTCAATTGCAAGCCCTTGCCACCCGTATCCGGATGGATCTCATCGAGCCCCAGCGCCACCTTCATGGCACGGATGGCGTCTCCATTCAGGCCCAGGGTATCGGCCTTTTTGGCCGTATCCTCCCGCATGTCCTTGAAGGCATCCTGCAGCACCTTAATGGGGCCTTTGGAGCCTTCAATCGCCGTGCCATAGTTCTCCTGGAGCATCTCGACGCGCGAATACAGCTGCTGCAGCTGGCGCTCACGGTAGCCATTTTCCTTGGCCTCCGGGTTCGCCGCGATCTGGCCTTGGAGCGTTTCGATCTGCGCATTGGCCTTCTCGATCTCCTTCTCCGCCGCCAGATACCGGTACTTGGGCCCCCCAAACAAGCTGCCGCTTTCGCGCATCAGCTGGTAGCCATACATGTCTCCACCGAGCTCGCCCATCAGGCCGCTGCCGACCTGCTTTTCTTCCTTGAACATACCTCCCAGGTAGGCGGCAGCCATGACCACTGCAGCCATCGTGCCTGCGGTTCCCCAAGGACCCATGGTAGTGCTGCCGGGCGCAGCTGCCCCCAAGCTCCCCCCTACGGCGTTCGTCGTGGCTCCAGAAGCTTGAGCGCCAACCGCACTCCATGGAGCGCTGCCTCCCAAGCCAACCATATTGCCAACATAGCGCGCCCCCTGGCCCAGCAGACCTTCTCCTGTATATAGGCTGTAGCCGGATGATCCTGCACTGAGCATGTTCATCAGGCCACCACCGTTGGCTCCGGAGCCACCACCTCCACCAAACAAGCCAGAAAGCCACCCCACTCCGCTAGTAATCATCCCCGTGATATTCGCGCCAATGTTCATCACAAACTTCTGCGCGAATGCCTTGTACAAAGCATCCGAAATCGAAGTCAGTACCGTCGTCTTCAAAGACTTGCCCAAGTTCTTCAAACCCTGAGCACCGTTATTGAGAAAGTCGGCGAATCCCTGGCGGACGACATCTCCATACTTGCTCGCTTGCTGCGTAACGTATTGGTCCTGAATGCGCGCCAGCTCAGTCTGTAGCTTCGTCTCTGCAGTGAGTCGCGCCTGGGCGATCAAATCAGCTTCTTTGGTCGCGTTGTTTTCGCTGTTGGAATCGTAAGAACTCTTTTTGATCTGTTCAATCTCTCGCGCCAGCTGCAGCTCTGCCTTGCGCACAGCCAGCAGCTTCTGGCGCTGGCTTTCTTCCACGCCCAGCAGCGACATGCTGTACTGCTGCAGCTCATATTCCTCTTTGGCGGCTTTCAACTGCTCTGCATACTTGCTACTGGCCTCAATGTATGCACCTTCTTTCAGGGATTGCACATAGCGCTCATGCTGCTCGGCAATCTTGGCCAAGCCTTCGCTGACCTCAGGTCTCCAGGGCACTCCGCTGGCATTGTTGGCTTCGAACCGGGCTTTCTCCATCGCCATTTCGGCAATGGCTATCTTGGACTTTCCAAAGTTGGCGTTGGCAGCTTCCTGCTTGTCTGCCATATCGCCAATCGCACTTGCTGACTTTTTCAGGTCGTCGATATATTTGAGATAGCTCTTTCTAGCTTCTTCCTGAGCCTGGATTTGCTTTTCCAGCTCAATCCGACCTTGTTGGGTTGTTTGGTAGCGCTGGGCTTCAACCAGTTGTCCCTGTAGATTGGCTTTGGTGCGCTGATCGGTTGCCTCACTGATTTCCGTTTCCAGCTTCTTGACGAGCCGGTCCGATTCCGTCCTGCTGTCTGTCGCAGTGCCTCGCTCCTTGAGGCGATCAATCAAATCTTCTTCGGCCGCGATCCTCAACCTGATGCCGGAAATGGCGCTGTCCTGATCGCTCCCACCTGATTCGCGCCGGACATTGTTTGCGGAAGGGTTACCTGCAGAAGGCACTTGCCTGGGCATGAGCTTTGGTGTCTGCACGTTGACCGAGGGAAGCTCAACCGTGGGAGGCTGCATGGACGCCGTGATGCGTTGCATATTCGCAAGGTCAGCACGCATCGCGTCATAGTATTTCTGAGCTTCCTCTCTCCAGCGCTTGTTGCCAGGCTCAGCTTCTGCCAAGTCCTTGGCCTCCTCATACTTCTTCTTGTTCCATTCCAGGTTGGTACTGGCAGTCTTGTGTGAGGTCTCCTTGCGGCTGAGCGAGGCGGCATTGGCCAGCTGCCCAAGCGCGCTGATACCTTTGACGGCAAGCTCCACGACTTCAGCAATCGCGCCAATCACCGTCTGAAAGCCTGCGCGCGTCGCTTCGGAGGACAAGGTTTCGTTCAATGACTCAATACTCTCGCGCATCCCTTGCAGGCTGCCGCTGTCACCCGTCATTGCCGTCGCAAAGCTGTTCTGCAGCGCCTCCAAGGCACCACCCAGCGTATCCCTTGCAGCAACCGCCGCACCACCATACGAGGTTTGCAGCGCATCCAGGATAACGGCCTGCGCCGCACCGACCTGGCCGGTTGCTTCCAACTGCGCAACCATCTCCTTTTGCTGGTCGGTGAATTGCACCCCCTTGTCCGCCAGCGCCTTGAGCCCTTCGGAAGGAGAGTTCAACGCCTGCCCGATGGTCTCCGCAGAGCTGGTCACCGATGTGCCCATGCGCGACGACATATCCACCACGGCCTGCATGGCCTGCGGGAACTGTTGCCCCACGACATTGGAGTAGGTCAGCAGCTGCGTTTGCGCCTGGGTGATTTCCCCCGACGAGAACACGCTCGACTTCGACAGCGATGCGGCCATGCCGTTGAGCCGCTCCTGCGACCAACCCGCAGCCTCGCCGGTGGACTTCAACATGGCGGAGAGCTGGGCCTGCTGCTTCTCGGCGTTGATGGTTTCCGTAATGAATTTGCCAAAGAACGCGGGCGCCCCTTGCGCCAGGAGGCCGAACACCACCTTGGTGGACTCCGCCCAACGCTTGGCAGCGCCGTTCGCGTTTTCTTGCTCTTTCTGCACCGTCGCCAGATCCCGGGTGTACGAGGTGAGGGCAACCTGGCTCGTTTGCTGCACCTGAACAAAGGTTTCGGAGAAGCGCTGGGTATCCCGGATCCCCACCTGGATCACCGCTGACTGGCTCTGAAACGCCGAGGTCATCATCTCGAACGATTGTGCGGAATTTCTGGAGCCGGCCTCGACCGAACTCCAGAAGCCCTGAATGCTGTTGATGGCCTCATGGACACCCAACTGGAGGTCCGAGAGGTCAACACCAATCTTGATATTTTTTTCTAGATCAGCCATAGCAGCACCAATAGAAATGGCCCGCCGAGGCGAGCATAGAAAAAGGAAAGCCCACCGAAGTGGGCTATTTCTGGCGGGATCGATCCTGCGCTTCCCTGCGCGCCTGCAATGCTTCGAGCGCGCCGCGCTCGAGCAGGCCCACTTCGCGCAGCACCTGGTTGCGTTTGCGCTTGTTGATGCCCTCGGCATCCAGCCAGCGGTAGATCACGTTGTAGTCCAGGGCATAGATACCGCCCATGCCTGCTCGCCACTGGCTGGCGTTGTCGATGAAGCAGCGGTAGGCCAGCTCGTGGTCGGGGTAGCACACCAGGGGCTCGCGTTCCTTGATCATCTCGGCAGGAAAGCCCATGGCCACCAGTTGTTGGGGACTGGACCGTTCGCCAAACAGCGCCCGGCCCAGCTCCATCAGTTTTTTGTCTTGGCGCCCGAATGAGCCTGAAAGAAGCCAGTCACGATCGCACCGAAGGCGAACGCATGGGTCACAAAGAACTGCGTGATGTTCTCGACGCTGAACTCATCGGTGAACTCCCAGGCAGACACGATTTTCATCACCAGCTTGGCCTGGTCGGTACGCATGTCCTTTTCTTGCTCATCGCTGAGAGGGGCGTCGGCCGTCGCCTTGTATTTGTCCTGCAAGGCGGTGAACTCGGCGGACAGCGCCTTCATCGCTTCGGTGTCATGGAAGCGGAAGGTCAGGCCCAGAGGCTGCGGGCCCTTGCCGGCGACGGGCACATCGGCAGTGCCTTTGAAAGTGGGAGTGGGTGCAAACGATGCGAGAGACTTCGCCATGATGGATATCCTTCTTCTGAAACAAAAAAGCCCGTGCAGGTGCTACCTGCCGGGCATGGAAAACCCGCCTTGGGTCAACCAAGGCGGGCGTGGCGACCTTTACTTGTAGGTCTTGATGGGGCGCAGCATGGACAGGGTCAGCTTGCCGGTGGTCACGGCGTTGGAGGCCACCACAGGGGTCTCCTGCACGCTGATGTAGCCGTAGGCGTAGCTGATCGAGCCACCGTTGGGCAGGGCCATGCGAATCGCCACCAGCCGGTTGGCACGCGATGCCTGGACAGCGGCCTTGTAGCCTGGCAGGGTGGGATCCCAGCCAAAGGTCAGCTCCCAGCTCATCGCCGAGCGGGTCGTCGGGATCTTGATGCCGTACTTTTGCGACAGGGGCGCGAATTCCGCGTACTGCTGCTCGCCGCCGGTAGGGCTGATTTCGCTGACCTGCTGCAGTTCGGTCCAGCCAGTGATGGGGCGGACCGTGCCTGCGCTCGAACCGCTGGGGAACTGGATCAGGTCGGTGGTGTCCTCGTCTTCCAAAGTGATGGCACCCGTGGTAGCCGAGCCAACCCGCAGGATGGAGTCGTTCATGTCTTCCCAGCCGGTATTGAGCAGGAAGGGGTCTTTGGCGCTCAGGCCATGGGCTGCCGCTGCGATCACGGGAGGTGCCGCATTGGAGATCGTGGTCACGGAGACGGGAGCGCCAAAACCGGTCGAGATTGCAAAACGGGTGCCGGTCGATACTTCATAAGCCATGGTTGGGCCTTTCAAAAAAAGAAAATCCGCCTGCGTTGAGCCAAGGCGGATCGGTTTCGCCCTCGTCGGGCACAAAAAAACCGCCTCTCGGCGGAATGCAATGGTTGAAAAAGTCACAGCTGCTGGCGGCGTAGTGCACACCGGCAGTCTGTGCTCTCTCCTCAAGGGCTGCGGGGCCGGAGCTCCAGCGGCATGGGTATGCGTGCGCGCCAAGTCTGCCCTGCAGTCACTGACCAGGACAGCGCAAACACTGGCCTTCAGATCCATGCCCCATCAGACAACCCAAGCGGGCTGGGGCGGCTGTTCGCTTCTGCAAGCACTGGGAAGCTCTCAGCAGGAGATACCGCACCGTCAAACCACTCGGGTGCGGACTGCGCTTGCTGCAGCTGATATGCCAAAGCCCGCATGCAGCGGGCATCGACGTTGGAAAAAAGCCTGCACTGGCATGCGCCAGCAGGCAAGCGCAACTGCAGTTGTGGCTACCGTGACGCCACCACCTGATGGCAGCGCGCACAGCACGGATGCCAACCTGCCCGGACATACCCCCGGCATGTTGACCCACGCCAGAAACGCAAAAGCCCCGCACGTGGCGAGGCTTGAAAAGGCTGGTGGCATAGCTCTGCCATCAAAGGCCTTGCGCTGCCACAACAGCAGCGCAAGTGATTCATGGTTAAGGACATGGGCGGGCTTGCTTTCGCACCCTGCTCCTCAATGTCTCAACGATTACGAGAATACCACATTTTTAGTCGGTTCGCAACAACTTATTCAAGTTATTGCTGTGCGTTCTTTTGCAGTCCATCACATAGTCGATCAGGAGCTGCACGTCCTTTCGGCTGGGCTCCTGGGCCAGCATCGCACCCTTGCATTTGAGGCATTTGTAGGTCTTGCCCTCCTTGGCCGTCAGGCCTGTTCCTTGGCATGGCTTGCATTTCTGGTCCAGCAACCAGGCCATGGCCTCCAACGCAGCATCCTGGGGGTCTGCCAGGTGTCCGGCCACTCCGTACTGGACCAAAGCGTTGTACATCCGCTCCATATCCACCCTGCTAGGCTTGGTAATGATCCGCAGGTAGTGCAAGGCCACATTGGCTTTGCTCATCCCGCTGGCCTTGATCAGGTCCACCTGTCCCATGCGGTGCGACTCATCGGACAGATCGCGGGCGCTCAACGCGACCGTGTATCGCTCTGCTGTCATGCTCATGCTTGCTCCTTCAATGCCTTTGTGCTGGCAGGATTCCGTTGTCTGTGTCTGTCCGCGTACCACCGCATGCCGTCACGCCTAACCGGTCCGTCCTGGGTGGCATGCAACCGGCCTTGGCTTTTGCCCCCATGTTGACGGCGAGCTGGTGCATCCCCAAAGGACCGGCATCAAGCAGAACGGCGCGCCCCTTGCGTCTTGGCAGCAGCATGCTCATACCGCCTCCCATACCCGGTAGCCGTCGCGCAGCAGATCCGCCCCCTCAAACTGCACCACCTGCGCGAGGCCGGTGCGCGCCAACTCGGGCAGGCGGCGGCAGATTTGCTCGACCGTCATGCCCGTGCATTCGGCCATCTCGCCCGCCGTCAGCGATTTCTCATCGTGCAGGGCCGCGAGGATGCGGGATGCATGTCCGCCTGCAAGCCGGGCCGAATGCTCCGGGGCACCGTAGCTGCTCAGAGGGTCACAGGTGCGGGCAAAGTTCATCGCAGTGTTCCTTTCAAAATACGTTGGGTTTTGTCGTGGGAAGCCTGGGCCTGGGTCCCGCTTTCGATGACGTAGCCGAGATACCGGGGATGGCGCTCCGTGCTCCGGGATATCCGCTGCGGGCCAAACTGAGACGCAATGGATTGCACCGGACGGCTAAATGCATTGGGTGGCTGCCCGTTGCTCTGAGGCGCAGCGAACGAGAACCGATGGCTGGAGGCCCCGCCAACGCGCTCCGCCCTGCCTTCGTGGCTGCCCATGTTCGAACCCGCCGCCGGGCTTGCCGCATCTGGCAGTGCCGCAGCGTCGAGGGCGCTCCGAACGGGGCTGGGTTGTGACTTTCGTATGAACATGCAATAATTAAACCATAGTTCAGACAACAAAGCAACTATAGTTATCAAAATTTCCGCGAGAATTTAAACCATGGTTGAATACAAAGACCGCCTGGTTCAGGCGATGACGGCAGCAGAGATGAAAACCGCGGACCTGGCCGACCGGCTGGGGCTGTCCTACCAAGCCATCAAGAAGGTGGTGGATGGAAATACCAAGGCATTGACGGCAGAGAACAGCGCGCGCGCGGCGCAGTTGCTCAATGTGTCTTCGGACTGGCTGGCCCTGGGGGAAGGAACCATGGCGCGCTCCAATACCGTGATGCCCTACAGCGACCTGTCCCCTGCACCCATTCCCGGGCGCCCCTCAATCGCAGTGCCCGTGTTGTCCAACAGCGCATCGATGGGATCAGGGGCCGAGCTGCTGGAGCACGACGTGCTGACCGGCGATCTGAAGCTGTCGCAGGAATGGGTCACACAGCGGGTCAAACCCTCCAACGTCCAGGCGCTGCGCTTCATCCATGCCTATGGCGATTCAATGAAGGGCACTTTCAATGATGGCGATATCTTGCTGGTTGACACCGGCATCCGCCTGGTCGACATCGACGGCGTCTATGTGCTGTGTGCACATGACCGGCTCTTTGTAAAGCGCGTGCGCCAGCGCTGGGATGGGCAGTTCGAGATCAGCAGCGACAACCCCAGCATCAAGACCTCTGACCTGCTCGATGGACGAGAGCAACTGGATGTCCGAGGCCGCGTCCTGTGGGCCTGGAACGGCCAGAAGCTCTGACGCCTTTCGGGGGCATCTGCAGTGTGGGCACGCGGGCCGGCGCAGGCATCTATCACTACGTTAACGACAGCATCATCCTGAAATCAACAGGACGCGAGGCCCTGCGCGAACCGGGATGCTTCAAGGTTGCGGATATGAAGATTAGTTCAGCCTTCAACCTAAACCATAGTTATATACCCATCTTAACTATGATTTAA